ATTGACCTGAACAAATGGTCTTATGCAGATACTACTGCAACAGCAATTGCTTATGTACTAACGCCTTCAGCTACGTTAGAGCAGGTAGATAACTACAACTCAAGCATTGATGCGCTAGATATTCCGCTGGATTCCCGAGTGTTTGCTGGTGGTCAGCTACTGTTTGCGGGTGTAAGTGAGCAGAAGATCATATCTTTCTCTGGTCAACCTAAGACTGCGATCATAACAACGGGTGATATTGATGTAGGTCGCTCTACGGTGATTCTGTCAAAGCCTATTGTGGACGGTGGTAGCGGTTCTGTCGCTATTTCTAGCCGGGATAATCTTGCTGAACAGGTGGAATTTGGCTCAAATGTAGCTGCTGATGCAGAAAACCGTGTGAGCTTGCGGTCTAATGGTGAATATCATCGTCTGAGACTGACTCCGACTGGTTCTAACTGGCAGACAGCCGTAGGATTAGAGTTTGACGTTGTTAAGCAGGGTGATCGATGACTCAGTTCCGTACATTACCGCCATTTGGAGGGGATCAGAGAGCCGTTGCTGAGGTTGTCCGTGGTGTTATGGACGGTAAGACCAATAATACGGGCTTAGTTACCCTAGCCACTGGCAATGCCACCACAACTACCCTATTTGACGAGCGTATAGGCTATGACAGCCTGATATTCTTTGTACCGGTATCTGATGCTGCTGAGGCTGATGCGGCTCCCTATGGGGCTTTCCAAGACTCTACAGACCAAACTGCTGCCAATACCACAACGGCTTATACTGTTACCTTTAATACAACTGATTACACAAGTGGTGTTTATTTATCCAATAGCTCTAGGTTAAATGTCAGAAACTACGGTGTTTATAACATCCAGTTCTCTATTCAATTCAAGAACACTACTAACGATGGTCAGGATGTAGATATTTGGTTTAGGAAGAATGGAACGAATGTAGATGCTTCAAATAGCAGGTTTCATTTACCAGCGAGGAAAAGCGGAGGCGATCCTTCTCACCTGATTGCTGCACTTAATTTCTTCTTAGAATTAAATGCTAACGATTATATTGAGATTATGTGGCGCACTACTGATACCGGGGTTTCTATTGAGCATTTTGACACTAGCACAAGCCCTACCAGACCGGCAGTTCCATCGGCTATCGTAACTGCGTCTTATGTTGCTCCTAGTGCAACAACCAATGTATATGTTTCCGCTAAACAGCAGGGAAGTGCTACTCTTACGCACTGGGCAAACAATACGGCGGATAAAACTTATGGATACATCGTGGTGGGTTAATGGAATTTAGGTACATACCTGTAGATAAACTTAGGGACTGGTGGCCTAGCGTTCGCCCCGGTTTGGACAAAATAAAGACACGTAGCCCAGAGAATTGGATACCAGAAGATGTGTACACAGACTGCTTTAACCAAAAGGCAATGCTGTGGGTAATTTTAGAAAACAATCATTTTGTAGGCTTCTTTATCCTGCAACCTATGGGTGACACCATGCACTTATGGGCTGCTTGGACGTTAGAAAATAATTATCAAATTGTTGAATATGGATTAAAATACATAAAAGACATCTGCCGTCAAGGTAATGTCAAATATTTAACTTTCTCTAGCCATCGTCAAGGGTGGCAACGTAGGGCGAAACAACTCGGTTTCCGTCCTAAACAATGGATTTGCGAGGTGTAATATGGGAAGTCGTGGAAGTCCGCAACAAAGTACAACAACGACGAGCATTGATCCAACGATCAAGCCGTATGTTACTTTTGGCCTAGAAGAAGGCAAACGCCTCTACGAATCTGGCACACCTAGCTTCTTTCCCGGTCAGACCTATGTCTCCCCATCTCAGGCTACTCAATCTGCCCTGCAAATGGCTCAGGAACGGGCTATGGCGGGTTCTCCGCTGGTTCGGTCAGCACAGCAAGAGCAACTAGCTACGATTCAAGGGCGGGGCGTTAATCCATTCCTAGAGGGTGCTTTAGCTGGTGTTAATCGTCAGGCTGGCAATGTATTTACGGAGAATGTGCAAAACCTTCAGTCTAAAGCCTCATCACTAGGTCGTTATGGTTCTGCTGCTCAGGCTGAACAAGAAGCCCAAGCTCAAGACATATTTGCTCGTGCTTTGGCTGAACAAGGCGGTCAACTGGCTTACGGATCGGCTGAGGCTGAACGTGCTAGACAGATACAAGCTGCTCAGGCTGCTCCTCAGATGGCGGCTACAGATTACGCTGATATTCAGAAATTGTTGTCAACAGGTCAAGCTCAGGAGCAATACGATTCTGCTGCACTGCAAGACGCAATTAATCGCTTTAACTTTGAACAGAACTTGCCACAACAAAAACTTAGCCAATTTGCTAACTTGTTTAGTAGTGTGCCTCAAGGGAGTCAGACTGTTCAACAGGCTACTCCAACGGGAGGTAAATAATGGGTGATCCGGTAACTATGGCTATTATTGGCGGCTCCGTTGGGGCTATGTCCAATTCTAAAGATCCATTAAAAGGTGCTTTACTTGGTGCGGCTGGTGGATACGGTGGCGCTACATTGATGGGTGCTGGTGGTTTGGCTGGCTCTAGTGGTTTGCCTAGCGCATTGTCTGGATCGACTACTCTTGGTAGCACTTTACCTGCTGGAGCCGCACAAGCATTTACTACTGGCCCGACTGCCGCAATGCAAGCTGCAAACTTAACAACTGACCCGTCTGGTGTTCTAGGGGTTGAGGCTGCTAAATCTGGTTTATTTGGTGGCGCAACTCCATTAACTGGTACTGCAATGCAAGGCCAAGGATTAGCTCAAACCGCTGCTATGCAAAGACCATTGTCGTTAGGTATGCCGGGTGTAGAGGCATCATCTTTGTATGAGCCTACGTTTATGGATAGGGTTGGTCAGGTTGGTCGATATGCACAGCAAAACCCAGTGCTTACGCAAATGGCTACCCAGACTGCTCAACAAGCGCTACAACAGCCTGAAATGCGAATGGCTCCTGCTGGTCAGGTAAGCCGTGGTCAGATTCAGGGCGGTGACTATATGAGCCTACTTAATCCGCAGCAAAGTACCGTACTTAGACCGCAACCGATTTCCCTTTTAGGGTGATATATGGCACTTTCAGATTACATTCCTAATATCTTTGGTCAAGCGGCTCCTAGCTATTTGCCAGGATTGCTTGGCGCTGAAGAAACTCAGAACTTACAGAACCGGGCTAATGTTCAGGGCTTGCTAGGTGCTGGTTTGGCACTGGCTCAGGGCATGAGTCGTACTGGCCCTAGACGTTCTGCTGCTGAGAATATCCTTGGTTCTATTGCTGGTGGCTTTGGTGCTGCTGGTGGCGCTTACGATCAGGGTATTAAGAATTACGTTACACAGCAACAGATTGCACAGACTCAGTTGGCACAGCAAGACGCATTACTCAAGCGTCAGCAAACTCAAGATCGTTTGGCACAGATCAAAGCAATTGAAAAAGAAGATCCAGCGTTGGCTCAACTACTTATTCTTGATCCAGCAGAAGGCGCTAAACAACTTGCTTTTAAGCAGCAATTAAAATTGTCTGGAGTTACAGATCAAACAGGAGTTGAAACACCAGACTCATTAAGAGCGAAAGCACTTAAATTGTCAACATTTGGGCCTAATTTTAAAACCACCGTAGATGAATTAAATGCCAAAGCAGATCGTCTTGAAGTGCAAGGAATTTTTTCAGTTAATGAACCAAAAGTACCAGCGGTTAATCCACCACCAGCCGCTCCGCAAGACGGACAACAAGTAGCTATGCCTACTGCTACGACTACTGATTTAAAAGTAGGCCAGAAAACTCAAGAAAGAATGCTTCCGCCAGTTTTAGCTACAGAAAAACCAGCTACAAGTCGTATTGCAGAATTAAATGCTAGGGCTGATGTTATTCGTGCAGAAATGGATCGTTTAAGTGATCCTAGACTTGCTCTAAACAAGTCTGTTCAAAATGCTTTTGAAAGAAATAAAACAAAATTAGAAGAACTTCGTAAGCAAATTTCTGAGGCTGCTGTTTCTGAAGTTGATTTGCGTGCGTTTAGAAAAAATGCACCACCACAATTTCAAGTAGATATTGATAATTTGGCGCAATTGCAAATTAATGGTCAATTGACTCCAGATCAACTGTCTAAAGGAATGAGCGATATTAGTAAACAGATAAACGACTACAACCAAAAAGAAACTGAATTTAAGAGAAAGCAAGCCGATTATTCTGTTGAGGCTCGTCGTATTGCTAGAAATAAATTTAAGAAAAATCTTGAAGACCTTACTCCTGACGAAGCTGGTCAACTTGATAAACTTATGTTTGGCAAAGATAAAGAACTTAAAGTACTTGGAAGAAGTTTGGTTACGCAAACAGTGTATGGAGATAAAGAGCTTTTAAAAAGGCGTATTGAAGGCGCTGTTAATGCTGAAGAACAAGCAATTGGCGCTATTAATGTTGCAAACGACGTAAGAGGAATCGTTGACGTATTGAAGCCATACACAGGCGGCAAACTTGACGAGTTTAAGGCTACTCTTGGTTCTTATTTGCCAGATACGTCTATGGCTCAAATTGCTACCGCTAATGATTTGGCAGTTGCTATTAGAGCTAGGGTTGCTCCTACACTGCGTGTTCCGGGTTCTGGTGCTACATCTGACTTTGAGACAAAACAATTCTTAGCCGCTATTCCATCGTTGGCACAATATCCTGCTGGACGTGAATTGATTGCTGTATATACAGAAAAACTAGCCCAACGTGCTGTTGCTGCTGCTGATGTGCGTACACAGATGATTGAAGCTGGTAATTATTCTGTTAAAAATTTCCAGCAAGCATTGAAAGATCAAGGTCTTGACCGTGTATTTACTAATGCTGAATTAGCAACATTACGTTCTGGTAAAGCACCTACTGAAATAGGAAGTGGTTTGCCACAAAACATTAAAGATAAATACAACTTGAAATAACAGGTAAAACTATGGCGATTACGCTTCAAGACTTAGAGCAAGCGCTTTATAGTGCAGACCAAGCAGGGGATACTACATCTGCTCGTCTTTTTGCGGCTGAAATTAAGAAGATTCAATTGGCTAATGCGCCAAAAGAAGGAAACATAGTAACTGGTGCTGGTAAACGTTTATCTCAGATTAGTGAGGGTTTATCTGGTGCTGGTATGCGTTTTGGTGAATTTATGGGTGTTACTGACCCAGAAGCACTAAAGCGTTATGAGGCTGGTGTAGCTGAATCTCGATCAGTAATGTCACCTACCTACCGTCAAAATATGCCTACAGGTGGCGCTGAGATTACTGGTTCTACTCTTTTAGACATTTTAGGATCAGTAACAGGCGGTATGGGGCTTAAAGCTGGCAAGAATATTCCTTACGCTGGCAAGTATCTTGAGGGAGCAGGTAATGTTTTGCTTCCTACAACATTGCCACAGGCCGGTGCTGGTGGTGCTGTGTACTCACTAACAACCCCTAGCGAATCTACGCCTGAAATGCTTTCTAGGGCTGGTTTAGGCGGTATTGCTGGCGTTGGTACTCAGTTTGGCTTGCGTCAAGTTGGCCTTGCTCCTCAACTTCCTCCAAACCTTACAGAACAGCAACAAGAGGTAGCACGTAGAGCAATTGAACAAGGATTCAAATTAGATCCTACACAACTAACTGGTTATGGCGCTGGAATTAAAGAAGGAATAAAAAGCAATCTTCCATTTGCTCGCGGTGCATTTACTCGACTTGAGCAGTCTAACCAAGAACAGACTAACAATATTGCAAAAGAACTAATAAAATTGCCAGCATCTGCTCCTTTGACTAATGAAAATATGAGGTCTGCTTACAATCAGGCTTTAAATAACTATAAGTCCTTAAAAAGTTTACCTGCCGTTATTGGTGATAATGAATTTAGAACTGCTATTAATGCTGAAATTAATAAAATTCAGTCGTTGAAACCTACTTTGCTTACGGCAGAAGATAAACGCGCTCTTAAAATATTAAAGGATTTTGAGTCGTTCCCATCGCAAAGTATGACAGGAGATCAAGTATTTAGGTCAATGAAAGCCATTGGCGATAACTTGTTCCAAGCTAAAAAAGCAGGTTCTGGAACAGCAATTGATGCGCTTACTACTTTGCGTACATCTCTTGAGGATTCTGTTGAGCGTTATCTTAATAGTCCTTCAAACCTTATGCGTACTAACGGTGCTGATACGCTTAATAAGTTCCGTGAAGGCCGTAAGGATATGTCTAACTGGTTCCTTGTTGACAAGGCATTTAACTCAGAAACAGGAAATATTAGTTCTGCAAAGTTAGCTAATGAACTTTCAAAAAAACCTACTTATGGAACTACAAAAGAGCCAATAGAAACCGCTGCAATGCTAGGAAGTGCTTTCCCTAGAGCATATCCATCTAGCGGTACATCTGAGCGTTTGGCATCTGGTGATATTTATAAATCTACTACTGGTCTTTTGGCTTCTCCATTAACTTATCTTGGCACATCTGGCCCTGTTCGTAATATATTAGGACAAAGATATGTTGGTGCAAAACCAGAAGGATTTGTTGGCGGTGCTTATGGTTTAACATCTAAAGTTGGTGGATTTGTTCCTGAAAAACTTAGAACTGGATTTGGTAGAGCATTGATGGCAGCAGAACAGCAACAATTGCAGCAAACTTTGAATCCTACCTATGGATTATTGGGTAAGTAAGGAAAAATCATGGCAAAGAACAAGATTAGCGAATATAGCTCTACTGCTGCAAATAACACCGATATAGGCGGTATTAATATTTCGGAAGGGTGTGCTCCAAGCGGGATAAATAACGCTATACGTGAGCTTATGTCACAGCTTAAAGACCAGCAAGCAGGTACTGATAGCGATAACTTTACGGTAGGCGGTAACTTGTCTGTTGCTGGTGCTATGACTTGTACTGGTGCTGCTGTGTTTTCTAGTACGGTTGCTATAAGTTCTTTAGCTTCTGCTTTGCCAGTAACGTCTGGTGGTACTGGTTTAAGCTCAGTAACCACAGGCGATATATTGTATTCAAGTGGGTCTAATACGCTGGCTAAATTAGCTGGCGCTGGCACGACTGGACAAGCTCTTTTGTCTGGAACTTCTGCTCCATCATGGGGTAAGGTTGGTCTTACAACTGCTGTATCTGGAACACTTCCGATAGCAAATGGCGGTACAGGCTTAACTAGCGTTGGTACTGATGGTCAGGTTCTTACGTCTACAGGGACTGCCGCTGCATGGGAAGCAATACCCGTTCAACCTGCTGTTGGAGTAGGTCAAACATGGCAGAATGTTGCTGGTTCTAGGTCAGCAAACGGAACGGTTTACACTAACTCCACTAGTGCACCAATCATGGTTTCGTATACCTCTGGTGGCGGGGCTAGTCTTTCTGTTAGTTATGTAGTTGATAGCGTAACAATAGGTTCTGCTTATTTATCTAGCGGAAACGCTATGTACTACCCATTTTCTTTTATTGTACCTGCTGGCTCCACTTATAGCATTACAAGCAGTCAAGGAACAACAAGTTGGGCTGAACTGCGATAAATGAATTGCATAAAAATCTATTTTTGAAAATGGAATTATGCCATGGCTAACAAAGAGATACCACTTACCGACGATCAGATTGAGGCTATAGCTGAAAAAGCCGCTGAAGTCGCATTTAAAAAGATCTACGAGGAAGTGGGTCGTTCTGTCGTTAAAAAAGTCTTCTGGATTGTTGGTGCTGGAGCATTAGGCCTTATGTTCTGGATGGCTGGCAATGGTTCCTTGCCTAAGTGAGTCGATAAATTGATCCGCTAACTCTCCTAGCTGCTGCTAATGCTGCTGTTGCTGCTGTCAAAAAAGGATGCCAGTTATATAAGGACATCAAGGGTGCAGCGGGTGAGGTTAAGGATGTACTCGATGACCTAAAGACGCAATTCGGGAAGATACCCAACCCGACTAATGCTCAGAAGATTAAGTATAACGAGGAAGTACAGCGGGTTCAGGAAATAGGCAATGCTGATCCTAACGACGTATTTATCAAGATTGGCAATGACCTTGGCGCTTTGATGGATGAGTACGACAAGATAGGTAAGGTCTTTATCCAGCAGGAAGCAGAAGCAACACAGGTTTATACGGGTACGGATTCGGTTGGCAAACGAGCATTAATGCGTGTCATCATCCGGTCAAGGTTAGATGCAATGCTTGCCGAACTACGCGAAACGATGGTCTACAAGGCTCCCGCTGAGTTAGGTGACTTGTGGAGTAGATACGAGAAGATGTGGAAGCAGATTGTTATTGAGCAGGATGAGGCTCATAAACGAGAGACTGCAAGACTACAGATTGAATCATCAAAGAGACGTAGGCAAGCAAGAATAAAGCAGGAATACGTGGCATGGTATGGCGCAATCCTTTTCGTCGTGGTGTGGTTCCTCGCCGTCCTGCTTCTTCTTCGGGAGAGTCTGACATATCGTTTACTCTTGTCTTATGTGTATTAGTAATGGCTTTGACATTTGTTGTTGTACTGCCTGTCCTGGGTGTTATGTATATGGACTTAAATAACGCAAGAACAGCGGTTGAAATGGAAATACGGGCTATTAGGGAACTTCGTAAGCAAATTATCAATGAACGAATGAGGGGCGAACCTTGATTACTATGCAGCAATTTAGTCAGTTAGTACCAAACACTAAGTATCCTAAACAGTGGTATGACGCATTGTTTGGTAAGCAGACTGAGCTATCTGGTAAGTCGTTGGCTGAGGAATATGAGATTACCACTCCTAAGCGTATTGCAGCATTTATGGCTCAATGTGGTCATGAATCAGGTGGCTTTGTCTGGCTGACTGAAAACCTGAACTACAGTGCTGCTGGTCTAATGCGTACCTTTGCTAAATACTTTCCAGATCAGGCCACAGCTAACGCTTATGCTCGTCAACCAGACAAGATTGCTAACCGTGTTTACGCTAACCGTATGGGCAATGGTTCAGAAGAATCTGGTGAGGGAGCCAAGTACAAGGGACGCGGGTTGATCCAAGTCACTGGCAAGGACAACTATTTTTGGTTCGCTGCATCGCTTGGGATTACTCCAGAAGAAGCCTCAGAGTATATGCAGACCTTTGAAGGTGCTGCCCAGAGTGCTTGCTGGTACTGGGAAACCGCTAGTTTGAATAAGTTGGCTGATGCTGGTGATATTTTGACTATGACTAAACGGATTAATGGGGGAACCATTGGACTCGAAGATCGTAAGAAACATTATGCTCATGCTCTCCATGTGCTTGGTGGCTAGTGCTTGTAGTGATCGGTTTAGATACCCTTGCCAAGATCCAAAGAACTGGGAATCTACGCAATGTAAGCCTCCTATCTGTACTGCTACTGGAACCTGCCCTGAAGATGTAACTCAACCTGAGAAGGCCAAGCCATGAATCGTTTGACAGAAGAACAACTTAACGCATATCTCAAGTTTGCTATTGGCATTACGTTCTGTGCAATTCTTGGCATGATGGCAACTCTATCGATGTATTCCGTAGTGTTTGTAACTCAGCCTATGTCTGGTATGGCTCCAGCAGACAAGCAGTTTTTCCTATTACTGTCTGACATGAGTAAGTACATTCTTGGTGCTTTGGCTACCTTGATTGCTGTTAAGGGTAAGGAAGCATTGCCACAGTTTGTGCCACCTAATCTGAGTAAGCCAGAGCCAGAGCCTCCAAAGCCGGTAGTGACTACTACGGTTACGACAGTTAAGACTGAGGAAGCTACTGGTTATAACGGTAAACCTGCTCCAGTTCAACCACCCCACCCGGAGATTAACTAATGAAGAACCTGATTGCATTGATTGCATTTGTTCCGCTTGTTTTGTTTGCTGCTGAGACTAAGAAGGTTTGCCATAAAGAAAAGCAGAAGGGCAAAGAGGTTGAGGTCTGCAAGATGGTCAAGATGCACAAGAAGCTAGACGGTACTAAGGTTCCTCCTAAATGAATCCTTGGTTAATCCTTGGTGTAGTGCTGGCAGTTGGTGCTGCTGGAGGTGCTGGCCTATACCAAGGGCATGAGCTAGGCATGGCTAAGGTTCAACAGGAATGGGATAAGGAGCGTGCTGCACAAGAGGCTGCTTATGCACAGGCTCAGGCTGAGGCTAGGGCTAAGGAGCAGGAATTACAGGCTAATGCAGACGTTATAAGACAGGAGAAAGACCGTGAGATTAGGAATCTTAATGCTCGTACTGTTGCCCTTACTAACAGCTTGCGCGACAGGTCGGAACGCCCCACCACCCAAACCAGTCCCTTGCCCAGTACCGCCACAAATGGATCCACTCCCACCGGGTGTACTGGAAAAGAGCTTTACCGCCCAGATGGAGAATTTCTTGCAAGGGAAGCTGCCAGAGCCGACGAACTCCGCTTCCTCCTCAAACAATGTCGAGACCAATACGAAGCCTTAACTAAATAGGGGGCTAGCATGAAGAAACTTGCTGTTGTCTTATCGCTAATTAGTAGTTATAGTTTCGCAGAAGAAGCAGCAGGGTTTCAGAATAATGCTGGTGGTTGGACAGTAATAACGACTAGAGACCAGTATTGTAATGATAGAGGAATGAATGATGGCTATGCCTTTGGTGCTGATTCTTACACTCGGTTTTGTTGGACACGAAGAAATAATGCAATTTTAGTAGTCTTTGAATCTGGTGAATCTGGTACTTGGCACGTTGATTCATTTAAGTTGCTAACTGAGGAACCGGAGTATCGTGGCAAAAAGTCCTAAAAAAGAAGATTGGATGCCAGCTTGTCAGTCCTGCTCTTTCTTTGAGATTGAGCCAAAAGAAGACTTAGGCTATTGCAGACGTTATCCACCAATCTTAATCAAGACTGGTGAAGATGACTACGATTGCACCTACCCGGTAACAGCTAGGGATGATTGGTGCGGAGAGTTCCATCGTTTTTCTAACTAGAGGAAATCATGACAAAAGCAGCTTGCACAGAGCAAGAATTTATTGCCTTGTGGAATAAACACGGTTCAGTAAAAACATTATCGGAAATACTAGGAATATCTGATAGAAATATATCAAAAAGACGTAGGGTAATTGAAAAAAAGAATGGAATTGTCTTAGCAGGTGTAGCAAACAATAGCCCAGACTTTAGGGTAACGTACCCAGAAAACAATGTCAGGGTTAACGTTGAATTAAATAATGGGATTATCGTAGTTGGCTCAGATTGCCATTACTGGCCTGACATTATCAGCACTGCTCATCGTGGGTTTCTAAAGATTATCAAAGAATTATCCCCTCGCATGGTCGTTATGAATGGCGATGTATTCGACGGGGCTAGCATCTCTCGTCACCCGCCTTCAGGATGGGGATTTAGACCTAGCGTAAAACAGGAGCTAGAAGCCTGTCAGGATCGACTAGGAGAGGTTGAGAAGGCTGCAAAAGGCGCTGCCCTACACTGGACATGGGGTAACCACGATATGCGCTTTAACGCCCGTTTAGCGGCTCAGGTAGGGGATACTTGGCGAGGCGTAGAAGGCATGAATCTGACTGACCATTTCCCGCTATGGAAGTTCTCAACTTCAATTATGGTCAACGATAAAGTGATGATTAAGCATCGTTATCATAATGGTATTCACGCAGTCTATAACAATACTTTAAGGGCGGGGCTGACGGTCGTGACAGGCCATTTGCACAGCCTAAAGGTTACGCCATTCTCAGATTATCGTGGCGATAGATATGGCGTAGATACAGGCTCATTAGCTGACGTTAATGGAGACCAATTTGAATATTCGGAGGACAACCCCAAGAATCATAGAAGCGGAGGGGCTATCCTAACCTTTGTTGATGGGGAGTTATTGCCTCCAGAGCTATTTCAAGTATGGGATGATGACCACGTAGTATTTAGAGGACAGCTTATTGCTGTTTAACGAATACTCCGTCTTTATTGAGGTAGCCTTTGCGATCTTTAATCTCGTTATAGGCTGATTCTAAGCACTGGGTGAGGTTTATATCTTCTAAAGCCCCCACCACAATAAGACAAACAAGCACATCACCAATACCATCAACAATAGCAGGTCGATCCCGTTTAATAATAGCATCGGCTAACTCTCCCATTTCAGATACTGCTTTGAGTAACTGCGTTTTAGAGTCTGAGTTAGCAATAATTCCTCTAGCTTCAGCCCACCTGATTACGTCTAGTTCGGTAACATTCCAGCTCACTGGCAAAGCTCCTTAATCTCAGCGATAGGAAGGCCAAGGACTTCATGAATGCGGATCATTACATCAGCACTGACAGCACTTTTACCATTACGAATACGGCTCATAACGGGAGTTGATAGGTTAAGTTTTGCAGCCAGTTGACGGTCATTCTTAATCTCAAACCGGCTTTGCAGTTCGTCTAGCAGTTTCATAAATCTCCTATGGTGTATACAAATATATAAAGCTGTATACGGTATTTACTTTATAAATTATGCAGGGTCACTAAACTAGAAAGTCCGAAGGATATTTAGCCCCTGCTGCCGGTGTTACCCGCCACTACCGGCTTGGCGTATTAGGTGGCCTTACTCGCTACTTCTGTGGCTGGCAGTGATTAAGTTCCAGCTACCCACTTCACAGCATCCGCTTTCAGGCCGTAAATCAGTTATCAATATTTAATAAAATTTCTTTATGTCTTTGTTTGTGGCATGGTTGGCAAAGCCACATAACGTCTAATGGAAAATCATAATCCTCATGATGCGCCAAAGATTTTTCACTCCCACATCTTACGCAAGGTTGTTTTATTAACTTTCCAGATCTAACTGCTCTTGTTACTGCATTGTGGCATTTCATCCTTCGTTTATCGCTTTTACGCCAAGCGGCACTTATAGCAGCAGCGGCCTTGTATCTTTCTGGTTCTTTTGCTCTTTTTAAATCATATGCCCTGTAATAATCAATTTTTGCATTTCTTGTGTTTATTGCATCTTTTTTGTTACATTCTTTGCATTTGTTTAAATGACCATCAGCCATTTGAGGATGTTTATAAAATTCATCTAATGGCTTGATGGTCTGGCACTTAAAGCATTCCTTTGAATGAGTCATGTAATATCCTTTGTGCTAAAGACATTACCATTATAGACCCATTCTAATTAAAAGGGATATCATCCTCCGGCATTTCTTCAACTTGTTTAGGCTTTGGTTTAATTGAATCTTTAGGCTTAATAGACAAGCTAAAGAACTTCTTGCCATCTTTGCTAGACTCTTTAATCCATGCTGAAAGCCAATAATCTGTGCCATCTACATTAAGTGAGCCAGAATATTCCGGATGATTGTCTGCCGTTTTGTTCAAATTTTTGGACAATATGCCCCTATTTGTACTATCAAAGCTCATATTTTTCTACCTTGTGGTGAATTTCTTAATTGCTGCCCGTTGCTTACTATCCAACAAACTCCAAAGGGCGGTCTTGGAATCTGCGTCTAACTCTGATTGTTCAATATACTGAACAGCGCCTTCTACATCGTCCATTGAAAGCAGGGAGATAACTTGTACTCCAATGCTACGGATAGCTTCCTGATCCTCGCTGGTCATGCTATCGAATACATCTCTGGTAATCGGTTTAGCAGACTTAGGGGCTTCCTGGCCTGTTGTAGCGTCTAGCGCATCATGCTCTACGATCTCAAGCGCTGTAACGTATAAGTAACGCCTAGAGTAAGTCTCCACAGCACCAAGGTTCTGGATCGGATGACAGCCCTTTAGATTGGCCTCAGCCATCGGGCTAGTAAATGTAATGCTCCCACCGTTATCAGTATCGATAATGCGTAGAGTAGCCAGCTCCTTATCAAAGCTGATGACTGAGCAGAGTCCGAGTCCATGAAATATCTCGTTAATGGTTCCTAGAAAATCCCCAAGCTCAAAATACTGATAACCTGCAAACTTATTGTGTCCTGACTTTTTTAGTGGAGCCGCTTGTAGCATCATCCTAGCTTTTTGCAGCTTTTCGTAGACTTTATATTCAGACATTATTTATCCCTTGAATTTTTTATACTGCATAATATTGAATTGCCGAACTTCCTGAATAGGCTGTACCGGCTTAACCTTAGCTTGCATTTCCTTACGAGCCTTAGCAAAGGTTTTAGCAACATTGGTACTGGAAGAAGGGACATATTTAAATGATGGATCTAAGATAGATTTACTCATATTGAACAGGCCACGATGTAAAGGAAACCTATTATTGCACTGGTAAAACCGATATGTCTAGCAAACCAATCATTCGTCGAAAGTAGCTTTTTCATAATGCTTCTTCTCCCAGATCAATTTATCAACGTGAGCAACGGCTTGTCCGTATGACTCAATATCCTTGCCTAGCGACTTACAGAGCATCTGCCGGGCAATCTCAAGCCCTTCTGCAATGCCTTCTTTGTAGGCGGTGGTTCTAACGTCACTGATAATTGAGTTATCCATTCTGAGCCTCTTTTAATGCTTTATATTGGTCTGCCAGCTTGTAGTAACCAGCACGATCCATAGCCATCTCGTAACTACCATCCTGGCATGATTTCCAGTGTTCGTTACTAGCTGCAATTTCGTCCATCTTTGCTTTGATTTCGTCGATATTCATATTAGCCTCTTATTGGTTATTACTTTGCAAATTGCAAAAACATTTTAATTTTTACGGCTTTTTGCGCTGTTTCAAAAAAACCATTTTTTCTGCAAATTTTCATTGTGCGATTTAATGCAGCTTTTGCTTTGCGCTTATCTACGTTAATAGCTATCTTATCTTTCATATTGGTTTCCTAGTAAGCCGCTAGATGCGGTAGAGAGATAATGCACCAACACAATAATTGTGTCAATGAATAATTTTAATCGTATGTAATATTCCTATTTAGAAATACTATTGACAGAACTAGCATATAGCCCCACTATATTTCGGCGGCACAACTAACGGAGGAAATATGAAAGTTGCTGAAATTGTTATTTTGACATTTGCTTTTATCTGTGGTGGTCTGTCTATTTACTGGTCAATCAAGGCTCACAATGCGATCAAAATGCCTTGTGGAGTATCTGAGATTAGCCCTGACTTTAGTAGCCAGGATCGTGAGAAATGCCGGGTTATGAGAGGACATAAGCTATGAAATGCGAACGATGCGGCGAAGTCAACCCGGCTGAGATACACACCTGTACACCCAAGCGAGGATGGCAAGGGCTGACAGAAGATGATGCTATTGGGCTACTTCCAAACGTGGGTTATGAATACGAAGTTGATATAGAGGTAATCCTTGAGTTTGCCAAAGCTATTGAGGACGCTTTACGGAGGAAAAACCCATGACTCGTAGAGAGAAAATCCTAGAGGTGTTCCATAAACATGGCGGGATGACTTCTGATGCCTTAATAATGAA